ATCGACACGATCTCGTTCGGGTCTCAGACCTCGTTCAGCATCTCAAGCGATACGGCCTCGACCGACGTGGTCGCGACCGTAGGATTCGACGGCCTCACCCTTCGCCTCTACAAGGTCGAGAGCGACGGGACGACCACGACGGCCACCCTGGCCGCGACCTCCTACGCGACGACCTCGGCCCTCGTGACGCATATCAACTCGAGCGTCTCAGGCTGGTCGGCGACGCTCACGAAGAACGCCTACACCCGGAGCCTCTACCGCTTCGGTGGTCGAGGCGTGATCGACGCCGAGGCACTGCTCGACTTCCCTCGCGACAACGTCTCCGAGTATCGCGTGGACTTCGAGACCGGGCGAATCCACATCACCGCGGATCGCTTCCCCGGAATCAGATCCGACGACGCCGCCGCGAACCGATTTCCGTCGGGGTTCTTCCCGGTGTTCGTTCAGTACACCGCCGGGTTCGAGACCATCCCGGACGACCTCGAGCAGGTCGTTCTCGAGGTCGCCGGGGACATCTTCCGCGAGCGGCTTCAGGATCGGACGCTCCAGGCCGAGAGCCTCGGAGACTACAACTACACGCAGGCGGCGATCGCCGACCTCCTGGCGGAGCGGGTCGCGAAACTCGACCACTACCGGGAGATCCGATGACCGTCAGAAGCCTGATCTCGAAGCACGGGAAGACGCTCGTGATCCAGACGAAGACGGCGGGAACCGTGGACTCGTCCGGCGGTCGCGTCGAGTCGTGGGCGACCTCGACCGGGGCGACCGGCTTCGTCCAGGTTCGGTCGGTCGGTGACGAAGTCGCGGGCGGGGCCGAGCGATCGACCCGGCGAGCGACGATCTACTTCAACGGGAAGCCCTCGATCTCGGTATCGGATCGGATCTCCTACGACTCGACGACGTGGGAGGTCTCATCGGTTCGGGTCCCGCAGGAGCGATCGACCTCGGACGCTCTATGCTTCACGATCGTCGAGGCCGTGGAGGTCTTCGGATGAGCAGCAAGGGCGAGGGCGGCTTTGCCGCTCGTCACAACTTCGACGCGGCGAAAGTGACGAAGATCTTCGAGGAGGAGATGACGAAGATCCTCAACGCATCCGCGGAGGCGATGGTCGGAGCATCGACAGGGAAGAAGTCGATCGGCATTTCTTCGGTATTCACGAAAAAGTCGCCTCCGGCGTCGAAGCCTGGACAACCTCCCGGAGTCCGAACGGGAACTCTCCGGAGATCGTTCCGAACTCGAGCAGCGAAGAAGCAGGGAAAGACGTTCCGAGTCGCTGCGGGAACGAATGTCGTGTATGCGAGGGTGCTGGAGTTCGGAAGCGACAAGCGGAAAATCGCCGCTCGGCCATTCATGAAGAAGGGAATCGCCTCGGCGACTCCGTACATCCGTAAACTCACGAAGACACTCGGCCCGAAGGTCCGGGCCAGATGCGAGAACGAAGCGGGGAGGCCCACTTGAGCGTCGATATCTCTCGAGCCTTCTACACGGCCCTGCGGGCGGTCGTCGCGGACGGGACGAACCCGGTGAGGACTTCGGTCGGCGACCGGATCTTCGCCCTCGAGGCCCCGGCCTCGTCCGCCCTCCCGCTCTTGGTCTTCAGCATCTCCGGCTCGACCTCGTCGAACTACTTCGACGGGTCCTCGATGGTCCAGGCGACGGTCGATATCTCGATCTTCGGGAAGACCGAGGCCGGGGTCGATGCTCTGACCCTCATCGAGGCTCAGGCGTTCGCCTTGCTCCACGATAAGACCGTGACCGACCTCCCGAACTTCGACCGGGCGACGATCCGCTCGTCGTCTCGAGGGACTCCGGCGATCGAGGGTGAGTATCTTCGCGTCGATTCGACTTTCATACTCGAGGGGACCGACTCCTCGGCCACTTCATAAGGATTTCAAAAAATGACCATGCTCATCGGATCGGATGGCGACGTGAGTCTCCCGACCGGATACAAGGCCGTCCTGAACACGTTCTCGGCGACCCTCACCCGCTCTACCCAGATCGTCACCGGCTTTGGCGACAGCGGAAACCGTCGAGAAGCCTCCGGCGTTTTGGACATCACCGGATCTGCCGGTGGGACGCCCTACCACGACGCCACAACCTCGAGTCCTCTCGGGATCGCCGCGAACGGAACCGGCGGAACGGTCACCCTCACTTTCGGAACCGGATCGACGCTCGCCTTCGGGGCGGTGTTCAACTCCGTTGCGTTCTCCTCGACCCAAGACGCCGGTCAGACGGTCACGTTCAATTTCGAGATGAACGACTCGGACGGACCGACCGTCGCGTGGGATGAAGGCGCATGATCCAGACGCCCGCGACACTCGCCGCGAATGGGATCATTCGGCCTTCCTCGAAGGTCTGGCGCGTTCGGCTCGTCTTCACCGACGGAACCGATCGGGTGATTTGTGTCTCGCCGGGTCGAATGGACGAGGCCGAGGCGATTATTCGGGCGAAGCGTCACGCGGGCATCGTTGACGACTCGATTCTGGACACGGTCGAGGCGGAAAAGGTACAACGGGAACTCCAGGCCACGCCCTTCGGCATGGTTCAGAAATCCACGGAGGCCCGATGACCCCATACATCTACGAAGGACCCGACGGAAGGGTCTCGATTCCTCGTCTCACGGTGAACCAGATCATCGAACTCCAGGCGATCCACTGGAAGGCCGAGAGGGCCTCTCTGCTCGAAGACATGGATCAGGCGGGAATCGAGTCCTCGGAACGCCTCGAGCGTCTCAGGGAGGCTCGACAGGCTTCCGAGAGCGTGATGGCCCTCATGCGGCTCCCGTTCTCGATCCGGTGGTGCCGGACGATCGTCGGACTGGCGATCGACGGCGGCGAGTCGCTCGTCGAGTCGATGAACCCGGAAGAGGCTTCTCGGTCTGCGCTCTGGTGTCTCGGATACGACTTGGATGACCTGAAGCCGAAGACCGCGGCGGATGGCAGGGCCGAGGGAAAGGCGTAGACGAGGGCCGCGACTGGCACGGTGAGGCGGCTCACATCGCTCACGCTCTTCCGGGAATCGGCCACCCTCTCGATCTCCCGGTGGACGACTTCAACGCCTTCGGGATGCAGGTCATCGAACACTACCGCAGACAATCGGGAACGTCCGCGGGGAATCCAGGAGGCCACGACCATCGGGCCTTCGTCGAGAGCCAGATGAGGAGCCTCTAGATGTCCGAATTCAATCTCGAGGTCGAGATGACGGCCAGGACCGACCAACTCGAGTCGGCGATGCAGGCGGTGCAATCTGAAGCAGATCAGACGGCTTCATCCATGGAACGCGCGGGAGACGAAGGAAATTCCGCATTCGCGAGGATCGCCGTCGCGGCTGCCGCGGTGGTCGCTGCAATGGCCGCCCTCGAGATGGGAGTCGGTATCCTCGGCGCGGCGTTTTCCGCATCGTCTGGAGACAGTGAAAAACTGCGAGCATCCCTCGAGGGTCTTCCGATCGTCGGCGGTCTCATCTCGAAGTTCTACCAACTCGGCGAGGCGATGGAGTACTCGAGCGACTTCTCGAACCATCTCCGCGCGGATCTGCTGCAAGTCGAAGCGGCTGCCCGCGATCTCTCGATGGCGATCGGCCTCCTGAACGAAGAGATCGCGAACCAAGAGAAACTCCTCCAACTCGAAGGAAAGAATGAACTCGAGATCGCCGTCGCGGTCTACGAAAAGAAGAGCCAACTGATCCAGAAGGAATCCTCGGAAAGGCTGAAGGCTCTCGACGCTGAATATATGGAGCGTCTCAAGGCGATCGAAGAGCAGAACCTGAACGAAGAGACGGCGAAATTCCTCTATGAGGAAGCGAGAAAAACGAAGCACGAAGAGATGGCCGCGATCAAGAAGAACGGAGAGGAGCGGCTGAAGATTCTCGAACTCGAACTCGGCGCGGCTCACGAGGCCCACGATCTGAGCCAGCAGCAAGCCGAAGAAAATCGATCCACGATGGAGGAGAACGCGAAGGCCGCCGCGAACGCCGAAGCCGAGATCGAGAAAAAAGCCTTCGCCCAGAAGATGGAAGACGAGGCGGTCTTCTTCGCCGAGCATATGAGCGGGATCTCGAAGGCGGAAAGGGCAAGGAAGGAAGCGGCGGAAGCCGAGAAGGCCAGACGCGCAGAGATCGCCGCGAACGAGGCCGCCGCCATCGTGAAGATGTCCGAGATCCAGAAGCAGATCGACGAAGAGACGGCGATGGCGAAGAAGGCGATGCAAGGTCAGACCGGAACCTTCTCGACTGCGGGCGGTTCGTTCACGACGGGCGTGAAGGCGCAACTCGACAACTCGAAGATCCTGAATAAACTCAGCGAGGAGTCTCGAGACTTCCTCGCGCAGATCGTCCAGAACACCGCGCGACTCGGCGGCGGCATGGTCGGAGGGTTCAACTGATGCCGGAGGTCACCGAGAAACTCGAGTCCAGGAGCATCCAGTCGAGCGGAGGACGCGGAACCGGGACGCGACAGTTCTACGCGACCGGCTACACCGATCCGTCTCAGGTCTTCAAGACGTTCGGAACAACGATCGACGGCCTGGCCGTACCTAATAAGGGTTCGGCCTATCCGTCTTTCCCCGGTCTCCTCGCGAAGGACTTCACGATCAGCCCGGTCGCCGGACAGACGAGCGTCTACGAGATCGTCTGGTCCTACGAGATGCTGTCGACGACGTTCCTCGCGGCTCCCGATGTCGCTCCGCCGGATACGCTCCCGAATGAGGTGAACTACGTCGAACTCTCGAGCGAGATCCGTACCGAGTTCATGCTCGCGTGGCGCAGCCAGCCGTCAACGCCTAGAGGCGGAACGCCTGACCCAGACCAGGACATCGGCGGCGACCCCGTGGACGCGGGCGGGACCCCGACGAGCATCCAGCGACGCCGCCAGGAACTCGTCCTCACCGAGACCGTGACCGCCGTAGACTTCGGGAAGATCGCGAGCCTCACGTTCCAGCGAAACCGACTCAAGTTCCTCGGCGCGGAGCCTGGTCGCGTCCTCTACCGAGGAGCGAGCGTGAGGCGGACGGGCGTCGCGGTCTTCACGATCGCCCACTCGTTCGTCGATGACGAATATTCCCACCTCGAGCAGCAACCCTTAATCGACCAGAACGGAATTGCCGTGGATAGTGGGGGCGACGGCCACGCGGACGAGGTCTACTTCGTGCAACCCTTCCCGGACACGGGAGACTTCTCTACCCTGAGTCCGAACATCGCGAACTTCTAGGAGACCAGATGGCCGACGAAATCACCATGACGGGGAGCCTCACGATCTCCGCGACGAACTTCCGCGAACAGTTCAGTCCGGGGACGATCTCGATCGACCTCGCATCGAACAAGGGCGACGGAGGCGTTCAGGAGATCAGCCACTCGGGAACGGCGGCGCAGGGCGAATCGCTCGGCGTGACGGATGTCGCCGTCGGCGGCGTCTGCTTCTTCCGAAACCTCGACGAGACGAACTTCGTCGAGATCGGCTTTCAGGTTTCCTCGACCTTCTACCCGTTCCTCAAACTCCTCCCCGGCGAGTTCTCGATGGGCCGCCTCGGCAACGCCGCGCCGTTCGCTCGAGCGAACACCGCGAACGTGGACCTCCAGTATCGGATTCTCTCGCCGTGACCGATCTTCCGCGATTCTACGAGGGCCAGTTCGGGAAACTCGACTTCTCTCATCTGAATGAGATGATGAAGAGGCTCGACCTTCTTCTTCCGGTCGTTCAGGCCGCCGCGAGTGGTGGAGGCTGGACGGGGAAGGAACGGTCGCTCGTCTTCCCGGTCTACGCGGAACGAACCGGAGAACCCGACAGTGAGGGACTGTATTCCTACAAGTGGTGGGAGATCGTCACGAATCAGAACGTGATGGCCTGGGGCGGCGAGAACATCGGAGAGGAAGGCGATACTCAACTTCGGGCCGGTCTGAATGGAGTTCTTCCGTTCAATCCTCGAGACCCGAACCCGAATACCGACGCCTTCATCGACGGATTCGCGATCGCCTTCGTGATCCGATCGGTGAGCGGTGGCAAGCGGTGTATTCTCTTTCCGCTCGTGATTCCGACGGACGCGGGCGTCGGATATATCCGGATCGAAGGAAGCCCGACGACCTCGACGCTCCTGGTCGGCGAGTTCCAGCGACAGGTAAACGACTATCCGGCGACGTTCTTCCAGGCGGAAGCCGGGCCGGATGGCGAGATGAGTCTGGCCGTCAAGGCGGAAGACATCATCGCGGTCGATCTGAACTCGTCAACGCCGAACGAGCCGAGCGTGACCGGAAGCGATACGCAACTGATCCCGCGACCGTACGATCCGGGAACGATGTTTCAGGCGACGAGAGTCGCGGACGGTCGGTACGCCTTCACTCACCTCATTCGATACGACGTGGTCTGCTCATGAATCGATACTCGCCCGGATATCTTCTCACGACGAACTCCGAGGTGTATCGGTGCGTCGGTCAGCCGATGGTCGTCGTCGGACTATGGGCGACGAACGTCGCCGGAAGCACGCGACAATGGTACGCGCAACACGTCCCGGCGGACGCGAGTCCGAGCGACGAGTTCTCTCTCGCGTTCGACCAGACCCTGAGCGCGAAGGGTGCGACCCAGATCAGGACGCCGATCATCCTCAACCCTGGAGAGGCGATCTATTCTCGAGCGTCTGCGGTGGACTCGATCGTCGTCACGCTCTACATCGTGACGTTCGCGGACTACATCTCGGGGTCGTTCTGAATGTATTACGCGGCGTGTTGTTGCGGATCGGGTGCGGTCTGCGGATGCGGGGACTACACCTACGCGAGCGTCTCGTTCGCTCTGGCGAGTCGATCGCTCTCGCCGGTCTCGTTCGAGAAGGACTGCGACCGATTGTGCCAAAGGAACCGATACGACACGACGACGGACACCGTCACGAAGTACACCGAGGCGAAGGTCTACATGAGGTGCGGAAACAATTCCGGATTCCCCGGAACTTATCGCTCGACCGACATCGGAGACGAGTTCCTGACCTTCGACCCGAATTCGATCAAGGTCCTCGAAACTGTTTCAGAGTCTCGATTCACCACGGAGACGGGCGCGTTTGTTCCGAACTGCTGCGACCCTCCGTTCAATATCTGCTTCAATACCGGACAGATCACGACGATCCGAACCATCACCGGATCTCTTTTGCCTTTCGATCCGGTCGATCCTGAACCGTTCACGGCTCAGATGAGGCCATACGCTTCGACGTATGTCGCTCGAGGCGACTCAATGATCGGTTCAATACCTGAACCTTTTCGAGATCGAATAATACCGAACACGTTTTATCGAGTGACTCGATGCGGCCTCGACTGGAGCCTGATGATGAGGGTCTTTCGGTACACCTACGATCCGTTTTTCGGAACCGAAACCGACGTGAGTGATATTCTTTCACCATACGGAGGCGGCGGCTTTTTGACGAACGCTCACTTCATCACTCAGGTCTCCGAAGTCGGGAACGAGTGCGATTCTCACGCGATCGGCGAGAACGTCGTGACCTACGGAGCCGCCGGATTCACCGGAGGCTTGCCGGATGGTCTGGAACTTCCGGCGGCGAATTATCCGATCGACGTTCAGCAAGATTTCACTTGCCCGCAGCAGTTCTATAGCCGTCCCTGCTGCGAATCGGATGGTGTCTTCCCCGAAACTTCTGGCACGAGATCCTTCCTGACTGGGTCCGAGTTAGACGGCGGAATCTTCTCCTTGGAGTTCATGGATGACTTGCCCCCCCCGGCCCCGTGAATCCTGTGAATGGTTCGAGGACGGATGCGGCCTCGGCCACTTCGGCGGGAACCCGACCGCGCAGAACTGCGCGGAGTGCATGGACTACCGAGGACCCTCGAGGGGCCTCGGCGACAAGGCCGCGAAAGTGATCTCGACCCTTCGACTCGATACTCTGAGGAGGAAGACCACGGAGGACGGTGGCGGGTGTCGATGCGGGAAGCGTCGAGCCGCTCTGAATGAACGCTTCCCCAGTAAGGATGAATCCTGATGGCAGTCGCTCACGCTACGCTCTTCGCTCGACTCGGTCGGATCTTCGACCACTTCGCCAGCGTCAAGGCTTACAAAGACACGCTCGACACCGAGATCGCGGACACGGTCACGAACTTCTCCGGGGCCGACCTGGACATGCTCGGCCTGCTCCTCCGGAACCACGAGATCCGGAAGGGCGACGCGAACGGCGTCGGCGGCGATCTCCAGGCCGCCGCGACGAAGACGCTGATCGACACCGTGGACGACAACTACTCGATACCGAAGCGGAACACCTACGAGGCGATCGCGGAACTCGTTCGCCAGATGCTCGCGGACTCGAAGACCGTGGACGGGAATACCGTCTCGGTCGGCTCCACGTCGGCGGGCGGCTCGAACGTCGGGAACGGGACGCTCGTCTTTTCCGAGATCGCTCCGGTCCTCGACCGTGCGAAGAATCGACCGGGGAACCTGAACGTCCAGACGATCAAGTCGGAGACGATTACGGCGAGATGCGAGGAGGACTCGACGGCGAGGACGACGCCGGAGGGCGGCGAGAAGTTCCAGGTCTTCGGTCAACGATCCGAGGACCCACTGAATGAGGACTGGCCGCAGGGATCAGGCTCGAGGGTGATGATCTCGGCGGCGTCGCCTCGAGTGAACGGCGGACGCGGACCAGGAAAGAACGTCCTGCACAATTCGGACTTCGAGGAGTTCACGACGAACCTCCCGGATCACTGGACCCTCGCGACCGGAATCGCGGGGACTCACGTCTTCGCCGCCGGGGCCGGAGCCACTCAGTCGAACGCCCTGAAGATCGTCGGCGACGGATCGACGAATCCGAAACTTACCCAGACGCTTCGGACGACCGGCGGCACGCTCGGACAACTGAACACGGACAAGCCCTACACGATCTCCTTCCTCGCGAAGTACGCCGTCACCAAACCGACGGGGACGCTCCGGGTCTCCGTGACCTCGGACGGATCGACCGTCTACAACACGGGGACGGTGGGCCGAGCGATGCAGGCGAGCGTCTCCTCGGCTGCGATCACCACCTCCTACGCGCTCTATTCGATCAAGTGTTTCACGCCTCTCGCTCTGGGGAAGAATTCGATCGTGACGATCGACTTCTCCGCGAACGTCGCGAACACCTCGCAGGTTTTCATCGACGACATCGTGATCGCTCAGATGACCGAGATGGGTCCGGGCCTCGGCTCGGTCCAGGTCCTCCCCGGAACCACCGCCTACCGAGTGGGCGACGAGTTCACCGCCGCGGTGACGAACAACTACGAGGGAGCGATCCAGACCGAGTTCGATCGGTTCTTCGGGATGCAGCGTCTCGGCCTGGCTCTACCTGGGGACATCGCAAACAACGAAAACATCCTCGACAGCCTGATCTCGTGACCGGATCCGGATACAACTTCGACCCGGTCACGCCGCGAGATCGTCGCGTGATGAAGACACGCTCGCGGCCGTGGCATCGGACCGCGGATCCTGGAGTCGATCAGGGTGGAGGGATTCCATCCGATCCGATCGTGATCGGGGACCTCGTTCGCTTCCATGTCGAGGTGAAGAACTCGATCGACGTGACCGCTCCGGGAGGTCCGGAGATGGTCGCCACGCTCGAGAAGATCATCGCGGTCCTCGTCGAGAACCTCCCACTCTCCCCAGATCGTCCAGGAGGCCCGCGAGGAGGCTTCGGAGACGGTCCCGGCGGGATCATCGAGTACTGACAAGGAAACCGCCGCCGAGGCCGTGAGGCCCCGACGGCGGGAAGGGAAGGAAGTTCGCTGGGATCAGGGGTGGACGCTGATCTCGACGCCGATCTCGATCGCCTTCCTCATGACGTCGTCGAGTGTACCTCGGTGAGGATTGTCGGGTGCGACGTTGACGACGAGCGCGTCCGGGGCCTTCCCTTCCCACTCGCATACCTTCGACCAGGCTTCGGTCGCCTGCTTCTCGAGGACGGTCTTCGCTCGCTGCTTCGCGTCGGTGAGGGTGATTGCCTTCAGGCGGTCCACGATGAGGTCGTCGATGTTCATGGTCTTCTTCCTTTCGGGGTGGTGGTGATGGTCAGGAAGCGGAGCCGAGGATTCGCTGAACTTCGGCCAGCCGGACGCGAGTCCCGGACCGAAGGACCGACCAGTCGCTCGCGATCTCGTGGCTCGCGGACACGGTGTTCGTGGCCTTTTGGGTGGGGTGGTCAACGGTTTCGACTCGGTATTCGCAGCCCCTGTAAACAGTTCGGACCTTTCGCCGCTTGTCCCAGCCGCAACGATGGACGACGCCGTTCTCGCCGATACTAACGTGCTGAATCGTGATCCAATCTCCATCGCGAGAAGTCACGCGATAGGCTTCGACCGAAACGGTCTTGTCGGATCGTCGCGTCTTTCCGGTCGTGCTGAAGTAGAGGTCGCCGACGTTGAAGGTTCTGGTGGTCGTGTTCATGGTGGTCTTCCTTTCGGTCGGGGATTCGGTCAGATGGATCGTTCGGCGTTCAGCCTGTCAACGGCGCGCTCGCATCGCTTGCAGTAGTCGGCGCCGTCCGCCGAGTCGGTGGTCGCGTGTCGCGGGATCTCTCGACCGCAGAGAGTCATCGAACGGTCGTCCGGGTCGGTGACGTGGGCCTTCGACTTCCTTTCGTCTGCGAAGTTGCCATCTCGGTCGTAGACCTCGGTGGTCCAAGTAAAGGCGTGATCCATTGAGGGTCGGGGCATGGTGGTCTTCCTTTCGAGTCGTGCGGGGCCGAACGCTTCGGCCATGGATTCCATCTTAGAGACGCAAAAGGAAAGTTCAACCCCTACGAGTGACAAATCCCCGGAATGGTAGAAAAAAGAAGAATGGTAATTCCGAGGAAAAAGGTATCCGAAAGGGTTGAATAATGGCATCGAGTCTCTAAGATGGAATCCGTCGGGAATGATCCCGACCAGAAGGAAGACCACCATGAAGAACCTCACCAAGATCCAAAACCGCGACAACGAGGCCGAGACCGTGGCCCAGCCCGTCGCCGTCGAACTGACCGACACGATGAAGGAGGAGGCGAAGCGATTGTCGAAGCGGGTCAGTCTCCGACGGCTGAAGAGAATCGTCGCGGAGATGGCTGACGACCCGGCTGCTACCGATCTGGATTTGGAATACTACCGCTTCGCGATCCGATGCCGCGAGTGCATCGAGAGTGGACTGATGCACTCCCTCTACGTCCGCTGAACGAATCACGGGAGGCCCCGGCATCGGGTCGGGCCTCCGACCACCCCGAACGAAAGGAAGAAGACCATGAATCAAGACAACACCCTAGAAAGCACCGCCTCTTTTCAGTTGGGAGCGCTCGAGGCGTCTCTCGCTTCCCTGCCGGAGAAGATTTCCGAGATGCGTAGGCTTCGGACTTGTTCGGAAAGAGAGGCTCGATGTACTTCGATGATCGAGATCTATTCGCGTGTCCCCTACTGCGAAAAAGTCGAACGCGCAACTCGCAGACAGTCGCATCTCCTGGTGCTGATCTGGAAAGAACTCAAAGAATCATGCTCCAAGTGAACTCAACCGAAAGGAAGAAGACCATGAAGAAGATCACGATCACGAGCGGAACCGGATTCCCGAAAGGCTCTGCCGTCCTCGTCCGATGGACCGCCGCCACCCTGCGGAACACTCACAATCCGGGTACGCGGTTCAAGTACCAGAGCGGCGTCGATGCGTCGGGCGTCGAGTACGAAACGAAGTCCCGCGGTGGCGGCTGGAGGGTGAAGCGATGATCGTCAACCTCGAAGCCTACGAAGTGAAGGACGGCGAGGCCGACTGGTTCTGCGAGATCACCGCGGAGGTCGAGGTCTCGAGCGGAACGGACCACGGCGACGGAGGTCGGACCTCCTACGGCTCCGGCCCGTGGATCGAGTCCGAGATCGACGCGGACACGGTCGGGGCCGGGTGCGG